TTCTAACCCTTTGCGGTTAGTAATCTGGGAAATTTGAACGATTGCCAATTTAGTTGTCCTTGGATAATATCAACTATTTAGCAGATAGTACGCCTCTACTCTTTTCCACCATTCTTGTTTCCAGTGCGTAAATTCATCGCCCTCAACCACAAATTCTTGGTATTCTGGAGACTTAACAATCTCATGTTGGCTATCCAGTTCAGGTTTAACCGCCATTAAAATAACACCTTTGTTGATGGTAGTCCCATGAATTTTATCATGTGCTTCGGCATAGGCGGCTAACTGTAAAAAATAGTCCTCAATCCAATCGCGGCGTTTGGGTTTATTTGTTTGTTTGAAGTCAATAATACTTTCTTTGCCCTGATGTATACCTACACAATCTGTAGTTCCTGCATAAACTTCAGGAAAATATAATGGAACTTCTACTCCCCAAAATTCATCAACATTAGATAATCCCTGATCAATAACCACCTGGGCCATGGCGTGGCTTGGCCAACTAAATGGGTTTGATCCGCGATCCTTAAGTAGTCCTTCTTTAACATATCCCTCTAAGTAGGTATGCATTCGTGTGCCTCGATTAGCAGCTTCTGTGGTGATTGCTTGTGCTTGAGCATGGCCTACCCGCTTGCGCCAATTTTCTAGTATTTGTTTTTTTTCTTCTGATTTGGTTCGATCAAGAATAGTAGTTACACTAGGAACATTATTACCATCTGGGGTAGCATACAGGCGGCGGCCGTTGACTTCTTCACGTGATAGTTTGGTGTATTGGAATTTTGGATTATACATTGTGTCCTTGACTTTTTGCATACTTCTTATAATGTTCCTGATTGCGTTCGGCAATCCGATACATTTCAACAATCTTTTCAGATCTATTTGTATCATTATACAGCATTTGTAAACTATTTACAATAGCCTGGATTCTTTTTGTGGGAGTTGGTGCTTGATCATAACTTTCATCAATAACCGAATCAAATGTTTCAATCCCCATTTCTCTAATGCGATCTAAACTACCTGGTCCAGAAACTAACAAAAATGGTTTGCCTGTTGCTAGAGGTTTGGCTGTTTTTTCAGTAAACCAAAAATCTCCAAACGGGTCTGTTTCGCAAACAACTTCAATTTGGTAATGATTCCAACAGTTAGGATAACTTTGAAATGCATCACCCGGCGGAATTCTTCCTGACCGTGCGGTACTAACTAAGTCAGTATCAAATGCTCGATTGGCAAACCACTCTTGTTCCTTTTGATATGTTTCTGTAAAAGACTCGTGATGCCACCAATACTGTGATTGAAAAACTAGATAGGCATCTCCTGGAAATGCTTGATCTAATTCGTATGCCAATCGCATGCGTGTTGGAGTAAATCGACCAATAATACTGCCTACAAATTGTGCTTGTGAAATATCTTTTTTAAATTTAGGAATATGTGTGTTGGCACTAACAAACACTCCAAGTGTTTTAATTTTAAATGTAAATGGTTCACGTAATCGAGGATTGTGCGTGTTTATTACTACAGACTTTTTGTCAATGTTAAATGTTTCACAAACAGTTTCTAAAAATTCTAAGAATCTGCTGGCAGTTAAATTTTCTCCGTCGTTGGCATTTACTGTAATGTGTTGGTTAGTATAGTGGGTGGAAAAAATATCCAGCAACCACTCTTTATTGGCGCAAGTATTGTCTTTGATTGCAAAGTATTCAGCAAGAATAACAATATCAGTATCAGTAACAGCAACGGCTTGTTTAGACATAGTTGGCTAAATTTAAGTTTAATAATCGATCCCATTGTTCATATACATAACTACGAAATCGTTGTTGATTGTTCACTAGTCTTTGTTGAAAACGTGTACTATAATTTACAATTAAATTGTTAACGGTTTTTACTGCCAGTTCTGCGTAGTCTTGTTCAGTCACGCAACCTGTGTAATTGATTATGTCTTCGAACGTATCAAATCCTTGATCTTTGAGATACTGACGTAACTTAGGTTGTCCGTATACAAAGAACGGACGTAGTCCTATAATCGGTTTCCAAGTTTTTTCACTAATAAAAAAGTCAGGGTTATTAAAAGTAGTTTCAGTGACAATATTAAGATAAGCATCCTGCCATGTAGAAATATCCCCTAAAGTATAAACATCATTGGGTATAGGATAGTCACCAGCATCGGCATCAACTAATGTATGCTCAACACCTGTTGTAAGATAACCCTGTTCTTTAATCTGATCAAGATACTGAACTAGTATTCTTCTATGTGCATGTGGCTTGCGATTAAGACACATAAATTTTTTTGCGCTTAATTGTAGTTGTAATTGATTATTGGTATAGGACTGGAAGTTTAAGTCGCACACCATGGCCCAAAAATCTAGTCTACATTGGTCAGAGTTGCCAATAAACAGATGAGGCACACTACTGTCTTGAATAATCTGTTTAACTCGAGGAATTGTAGGATCTACTAGGTCGTGACAAATTATAAAATCAGGTTTGGCGTTACGTATTTCTTGGGCAAGGTCTCTATCCAATAACCATGTAGGGTTAACAAGCATTACAGAGTCAACTGCAAGTTGTTCTTGTGCTTTACGTTCTAAAATATTCCGTATGAGTTGTTCGACACGACCAGCTTTCCATGCGTAAGGAAAACCGTTGTCACTTTTGATTATTTTCAAATCCTAAAACTTTCTCCGCAACCGCAACGGTCTTTTTCATTAGGATTCTTAAATTCAAACCCTTCGTTTAGACCTTGACGTACATAGTCTACTTCGAGGCCATCCATCAAGGTCAGGCTTTTAGGATCTACAACAACAACAAAGCCATCTTGTTCAAATGCTGTATCTTCAGGTGCAAGTGTGTCTACATACTCCAACACATAAGCAAGTCCACTACAGCCTGTGGTTCTGACACCAAGGCGTATGCCCATGCCCGATCCACGCTGGGTTAAATTTTTCTTAATTCGGTTGCCGGCTGTGTTAGTTACTGTGATCATTTACTCTTCTCGACGTCCGCCGAATATCTGTAACAGGCTTAAGAACAAGTTAATAAAGTCTAGATACAAGGTCAATGCGCCCATGACTTCGGCACGGCCGTCATTATCAACACTGACTAACTCGCGAATCTTTTGTGTATCGTAAGCAGTGAGTCCTAGGAATACAATCACAGCCATGGCACTGATTACCATTTGAAACAAGGATGATCCAATGAAGATGTTGACAATGCTGGCAATAACAATGGCAATTAGGCCGACAAACAAGTATTGGCTGATAGTGTCTAGATTCTTTTTGGTAAAGTATCCATAAAAGCTCATAACACCAAACAAGATAGCCGCTGACATAAATGCCGACACAATACTGCCCATCTTAAACGCAACAAAGATTGTGGCAAAACTCAAGCCCATTAATGCGGCAAAGCCGTGTAGGAAAAAAGTTAGAGCACTTTTGCTAAACTTTTCCCAGGCAAAACTAACTGCTAGGATAGCTACCAAAGGCGCAAAGATCACAATCCACTTCATGGCACCTGTAAAGAAAAATGCCATTAGCGCAGGGCTTGTTCCTACTAAAAAACTAACAATCATTGATGTAACAACTGCCAACCCCATGTGTCCATATACACGGCTCATTGCTGTGTTAAGATCGCCAACTGATTTATATGTAGTTGATAACATTACGTTTCCCCGTGTTTAGATTTATAATTTGCTACCGCGGCCTTAATTGCATCTTCTGCAAGTATGGAGCAGTGAATTTTAACTGGCGGTAACGCAAGTTCTTCTGCAATTTCTGAATTTTTAATCTTACCTGCTTGGTCAAGCGTCTTTCCCTTGACCCACTCTGTGACCAGAGACGAGCTTGCGATGGCCGAACCGCACCCATACGTCTTAAATTTTGCATCTATGATAATTCCATCTTCTACTTTAATTTGTAATTTCATCACGTCGCCGCATGCAGGAGCGCCGACCATACCTGTGCCTACAGTGTCGTCTATTTCCATCCTGCCCACATTGCGTGGATTTTCGTAGTGATCAATTACCTTGTCTGAATATGCCATTATTGCCTAAATGTTACAGGTTGCCCGGAAAAGAAATTAAAATACACGGCCGCTGCAAGTATCAAAACGGTCAGTGCAAATACAATGATGTTAAAATTTAACTTCATTGTGGTACCAATACTGTTCGCCAACAGTTACAGTTGGCATCTAAAATTTGTTGTTGACTATATCCAGCAGGCATTTGTTGTTGAACGTAAACTGGTTGCTGAACGTAAACTGGTTGCTGAACATACATCACCGGAGGTGGTGCATAATATGAACGTGCTGCAAGTGCGCCAACTGCAACTCCAACCAATGCAGGGGCTACCCAATAGTTGTTGTTATAGTATCCATTATTATAATAATGGTTATTATAATACCGATATCCGTGATTCCACGCCAACACCGGCGAAGATACGGTTGCGCCAATTAGGCACAATGCTACTACTAACTTCTTCATAATTTTCTCCAATCAGTCTACACTGACTGTTGTATTATATTACTTTTTCTTAAAAAGGTCAACCAATTTGGCCTGAATTGTTTTAGCAAAGTCTGGCTGTGGAAAATTCCACCCTATTAATGCGCCTACTACTATCCAAAATAAAGTTTCTAACATAATATGCTCCTTTTATTGTCGGCGTTTCAATGCCGCTTTGGCATTAGAGTTTACAACTGCTTCGGCCTGGTCTACACTCATACCAGTCTCGGCTTCTGTATTGCCCTTAAACCGGACAATACCAGAATTTGGATCAAGTGGTTCTAATACATTTGATAAGGGCGCTTGACTAACTAGTTCTCCAAAAGATTCTGGATTGATAATTACACCAAGGCTTCGAGCCAGGTCTATAAAAGCAGCTTGGCTAATTTCTTTTTTAGCCGTGGTGTCATCGGCGCGACCAGATAGAAACTTTGTTAATGCTAAAAGTTTCTGAGAATCTGGTGTAGCAAACTCGACCAGTCTCATTATCTACGAGCACGACCTAGGTCGGCGGCACCACCTGCAACAGGTTCTTCAATATCAACATCAATTTCTTCTTCGCCTTCTGGTGGAGGAGGCAACTCTTCTGCACCAAGTTCTGGGGCAGGAGCGGCCATATCTTCGCCTGGAACAACCGGGGCCTGGCCGGTAACTACGCCAAGTGCACCTTCGAGTTGTGTCTTACTACCTTGTAAATTTTGTGTCAAGCCTGTCAATGCACCAGTGACTTCTTGGTTAAAGCTCATTGCTTGATCAGCACCAATTTGGTTCTTGACTTGATCAACAAGTGCTGGCAAATCTTTAAACTGCATAGCTGTAACTTGTTCAATCATCTTTTGTACTTGATCAACCATGTCTTGCGAGGCCAAGACAACTTGAGCTTGTTGTACTTCAGATTCGGCAATGCGGCGGCGGCTTTCTGCCATGCCCATTGCTGGTTGGCTAATTGCCTTTTGTGCGGCCGCAATTTGCAAATCAAGTTGTTTCTTTTGATCTTGTAATTGTTTAAGTGTATCTTGCGCAGTTTTTTTAGCTTTGGCCATGTCCATGCCCACTTGCGCTGGATTAACAGCAGGAGCTGCAACTACGCCTGATGCCACTGGCATATCTTCATTTACTTTACTGGCTAACCCTTGTTCCATAACAACCAATTTTAAATAGGCAGGATTTTGTTCACTACGATGGAATGCTAGCTGGCGACGATGCTCTTTAATCAATCCACGCACACGGGTCAACATGTGTTGAGCTTGACGGTTGGTTAGTTGTTCAAAAGGAACAGAATTACCAAAATAACTTTCGAAAACCTTAGCGGCTTGCTTTGTTGGGCTGATTACGGCCAGTTCTTGCAGTTTCATTATTAAATCCTCTTTGTTGACAATATTTAGCCCAGTTTACACATTTGGCCAGTTCATTTTCCAC